ATAGCTTAATGGCAGCATATAAAGAAGGCTATGAAGCAACACGATCAGTAGCAGAAGATGTTGCTAGTCGAGATATGCTTAAACAGTCCTATGAACAATCAGTAGAAACAGATGAAAAGACTGGTGAGAATAAACCAGTAGATATGTTTAAAGTTAATAACCTTGCTGCTCAAATGGCAGCTCAAAGAGGTGAGACTCGTATTGCTGATAAGTTTCAGAAACAAGCAGGTGAACAACGTAAAGTTGCTCTTGATAATGACCTTAATCAATTAAAGTTAAATCAAGATAAACTTGAAGCATTTGAACAGACTATTAATATGTTAGACTCTCCAGAGAAAGCTATTGATATTACTGCTAAATCAGATTTACCTGAAGATCAAAAGCTTGCATTAATATCTAAGTTTAAAAACGTAGAGGGTAGTCCTGATCAGTTTAAAGTTCTTAAGAGTCAACTACAAGAAACTGTAATGACTGCTAAGGATCGTAACACTGCTGCTTATAAACTAGAAAAGCTAAAGCAAGAACATGAACTTAAATTAGAACAACTACGTGATCGTAGATCTAGAGATCAAGTAACAGCAGCATATCAACTTGGTATGTTAAATCTTAATAAAGATAAACTAGAGTTTCAACAAGAGAAGTTTGATAAAGAGTTTGGACTTAAAGAAGCTAAGACTGAAGTTCAAGTTGATCAGACTCTTGAACGTGCTATTGGTAAAGTATCTTCTGATCCGTTATTAAAACCTGCTGAAAAGAAAGCACGTATTGCTGCTTTAATGGCATCTGCTGAACAACAAAAAGAAGTTCTTCGTGGACGTAAATCTGGTGGTAAAGGTGGTGAAGGCGGTGGTAAGGATGCAGCTGATATTCCACAAGGTCATGTTGACTATTTATTAAAGAATAACACACCTGAAACTCGTGCATCATTTGATAAGAAGTATGGTAAGGGTGCTGCTAATGAGTTTATTGAACGCTCTAAACAAGAAAACCGCAAATAAAAAGGAATTATAATGGCTGCTCCATGGGAAACAGAAACAAGTAGTACTCCTCAAGTATCAGCAGAAGCTGCTCCTTGGGACAAGCCATCTAAGGTTTCTAAATCAACAGCTCCTTGGGATCAAGAAGATACTGACGACGGTCGTTCTACTTTTAATAAAGTAACTGGTTGGGATAACTTTGATGTAGCTGATGTACCTAAGAAAGTATTAGGTGAGGTTGGCGGTGCAGCTGAATTAATTACCGGACTTCCTGAGTGGGCTGTTAAAGTTATTGGTACTACTGGTGGTATGATTGGTGAGACTATTGGACAGGCAACTGGACGTATGAAACCAAAGACTGCTAAGGAGACTTGGCAACGTGCTACTAAGTTTGGTGAAGAGATTTCTGAACCATTTAAACCTTTAACAGAAGCTCCTGGTAAATTAATAGGTAAAGAGACTGTTGAACAGAGTAAGATCTCTCAAGGCATGCAAGCTATTGGTAAGGGTATTGAAACTGGTTCTGAATGGTTAGAAGAAAAGACTGGTATTCCTAAAGAACAGTGGATGTATACTGCGGATATTGGTATGTTACCATTAGGTGAACTTATTCATAAAGGTGGTAGTAAGGTTGCTGGTAAAGTTACTGACAAGTTAACTGAACCTACTGCTGAATCTGTTAAAGCTACTCGTGAAAAACTAGACAAACGTTCTGAAGCTTTTGAAGCATATCAAAACAAGAAGAATGGTCCTATAGAAGTAGATCAAACAACAGGTGAAATAACCCCAGGATATGAACCGGGTGCTAAACTAAAAGCTGACTTAGAAGCAAGGGTAGACTTTGCTAAAAAGATGGATGCTTTAGAAGAGCCTTTCAGAGTTGATCCTACAGATCCTAATAATCGTTTAGATATGCGTGTTGAAGCTGATGTTAATAAAGCTAAAGATCATTACTTTAAACAAGCAGCTGAAGAGTTAAACACTACACCTAAAGAGATTAAAGAGCTTATTGAAAAGACTGGTGCTGAGTTTTCATACGAAGGCTGGAATGATTACCTTAAAGGTACTGAAGGCCGTTGGAAAGAGAAGACAGCTCCTAAAGCTGAACAAGTATTACGTGATTATGAAGCATCATTAAAACAACAAACTAAACCTAGTAAAAAGAATGAGTTTGTTATTGATGAAGATCTATTACGTGAATACAATAAGTCTGGTATTGAATTACCAAAAGGTGTAGATCCTTTAGATCCTATGAAGAATCCTAATTTATACAAGGATTGGGCAGAAGGAATTAAAGATGCTATTGGTTATAATATTAATGCAACTATTGCTGATAAACGTATTGTCAATAATATTGTAGCTGATATGGTAAATACTGTACCAGATGCAGGACAACGTTCTGCTATTTGGGAAGCTATTCAACGTGGAGCTACTGATAAATTAACAGGTGCTTCTAAAGAACTAGCTGATCAGTATTCTAAACTAATGGATGTTATTGGTAAAGAAGCATTAGATGCTGGTGTTATTAAAGGTTTAGTTGACGACTACGCTACTCGTATTATTGATATGAGTAAAATAGATCCTGCACAAAAACCTACATTACTAGCTAACCTACAGAATCGTATGAGTAGTTTTCCTACAACATCACGATTTGGTAAGTCTCGTATGTCAGGTACCTTTGATCAGTTTATGCAAGCATTAAAAGAGTCTGGACTAGAATTAAAGACTACTGATATTGCTGAAGTATTTAGAGAATATGCTTCTTCTATGAATAAAGCTATGGAAAACCAGAAGCTTATTGATAGATTAAAAGAAGAAAAGCTTCCAGGACCTGATGGTTTTGGTATATTCCTTGATACTAAAAAAGGTGGTATTGTTCCATCTAATTACATTAAGATTGAAACAGGACAGTTTGCTGGTCATGCAGTACATCCTGAAGTATATCCAGCACTTAAGTTTGTAATGGATGCTAAAGAACCTGGTATGGTTATTAGAGCATTGTCTACTTTAAACTCTGCTGTTAAACGTTTAAATATTAGTATGTCATTCTTCCATGGATCATCATTGACCGTGGCTTCTTTGTTTGCTAATGCACCTAAAGATGTACGATATGGTAACTTGTATGGTTTAATTAAAGAGATGCGTGATGGTGTACTTAAAGAGTTTCATGAAGGTGGTTTAGGGGACTCTGTAGACCGTTGGTTACGACAAGATGGTCTTGGGTTGGGTGTATCAGAAGACGTTGGCAAAGGCTCTATAAAGCTTATGGCTGAGACTGCTGATAGATTACTACAAAAGTATGCTAAGATTGAAGGTGATTGGGCTCAGAAGGGTACTAAACCTGCTACTTGGTTCCAAGAGAAACTAGACTATGCTACATGGAATGTGTTGCATGATGGTCTTAAGTTGTTAACTGCAGAGAAGTATCTTGAAAAAGCAAAGATGGATCATCCTAATGTTCCTGAATCTGTTCTTCGTAAAGAGATTGCCCAAGCTGTTAATAACATCTATGGTGGTCTTGACTGGTTTGAAATGGCAAGGAATTCTAATAACAAGTTTGCTGAAAGACTAGGCATGTCATTGTTTAGTCCAGAAGGTAGACGTGGTTTACAGATTCTATTGTTTGCTCCTGACTGGACATTATCTACTATTCGTGCATTTACAGAAGCTATTCCTAAGAACCTACTTAAACCTATGGAGTGGGATATTTCTAAAGGTTTATCTGGTATGCAGAAACCATTAACTCGTAATGACTATGCTCGACGTTATCAAATGCGTTTTGCTTTATACTATTTAACATTGTTTAATGGTTTAAACATGGCATTGTCTGGTCATCCTATCTGGGAAAATGAAGACCCAACTACTGTTGATATGGGTGATGGTCGTACTATGGCTATGATGAAACACCCTATGGAACCTTTCCATTGGATTGGTGACTTTGATAAAACCCTAGCTAATAAGCTTGGTTTTGCACCTAAAGCTACTATTAAAACAACAGCTGGTGTTGAGTATCCAAGTCCTCATGCTCCTAAACTAGAAGACTTAACTATATCTGGTAGACTAAAGTCACTAGCTAAAGATGTAGTACCATTCTCTGCTGGTAGTTTAAATAAAGGTTGGCAAGAAACATTGTCTGGCTTTATGGGATTACCTATTCGTGGTATGACACCTGAGCAAAAGGCTATTAGTAAAGCTGAACGTGCAGTACGTAAAGCTCAGATTAAACAAAAGCAGATCATAGATAAAAGGGAAGATGACTAATGGCATTTAATCTACCCCCACTACCACAAGATCCAATAGGCGAAAGCTTTAGATGGCGTGAATGGTTTAGGGATTTAGGTAATTATGTACAACAGACACAACTAGGTAACGTAATCTGGACTATTGCTCAGGGAGGCACAGGTGCTTCTACTGCTGAACAAGCTAGAATTAACCTTGGTCTAGGTACTATAGCTACTCAAGATGCAAATGATGTAGATATTACTGGTGGTACTATGGATAACGTTACTCTAGGGACTGGTTGTACTGTACCTTGGAGTGACATTATTAATGAGCCATATATTGAAGTAGCTACTACAACAACTACCCCTATTGCTCTAACTACTACTCCAACAGTATTAAAACCAGATACTGTTGTTACTAGTAATGGTATTACATATGATACTGCAACTGGGGTATTTACATTTCCAACTGCTGGTACGTATGGACAACTTATTGCTGTAAATGCAGAAGCTAGTTCATCAAATCAATATATTTATATCTATGCTGAAAACTGGAATGGAACTACTTGGGTAGTTAATACTAATTCAGGTAAACAACAAGCATTATTAAACAATGCTATTACTCAAGTAGTGTTACCTAACCCTGTTAGAAGAACTGCTGGTCAACAAGTACGCTATATGATCTACTCTAACGGTACTAATGTAACCTTAAATACTACTACATTACCTGGAACTACTGCAATTGTTCCTGCTATTCGTATACAATACGCTGGATAACTATGTTTAAACTGTCACAGAAGTCATTAGACACCCTAAAAGGTGTCGATACTAAGCTTGTTAATGTAGTTAAACGTGCTATTGAATTAACCACTGTAGATTTTACCGTATTAGAAGGCATTAGAAGCCCTGCAAGGCAACGAATGTTAGTATCTGAGGGTAAGTCACAGACACTTAAATCAAAGCATTTAACAGGCCATGCCGTTGATCTGGGAGCCTATGTAAATGGTACTATATCTTGGGATAAACAGTACTATTTATTGATAGCTGATGCTATGAAAACTGCTGCTAAGGAATTAGGGGTTGATATCCGATGGGGTGGAGACTTCAAAACGTTCTTTGATGGCCCACACTTTGAGTTGATATGATACTAGAAAGCTTATTAGCCTCGACAGCGTTACCATTAGCGTTAGATATTGTTAAACAAGTAACTAACAGATGGTTTGGTCTGTCTATTGATGATCAGATTAAGATGGAGAATGCTCAAGTTGAGAAACTTAAAGCATTAGCTCTATTAGATAATCCTTATGGTACACCTAGTCAATGGGTTGTAGATTTAAGGGCTGCATTTAGATATGTAGCATCTATTGTTGTGATAGGTGTTGGTGTTTATGTGCTTAATATCCCTGGTCAAATTGAAGCTGGACTTGCATTGATTACAATGCCGTTTGGTTTTATCTTTGGTGAGAGATTACTATTAGGAATGAAAGGTCCAGGTAATAAATAATGGCAACAGTAAAGAAGAAACAAGTTAAACTCTCTGTTAAAAAGGGAGAGAAATTACCAGTATCTAAGGGTGCTGGTCTTACTGCTAAAGGTAGGGCTAAGTACAATAGAGAGACAGGAAGCAATCTAAAAGCCCCTGCTCCTAATCCTAAGACTAAGAAGGATGCAGCTAGACGTAAGTCTTTCTGTGCTCGTATGAGTGGTATGCCAGGTCCTATGAAGGATTCTAAAGGTAGACCAACTCGTAAAGCCGCTTCACTTAAACGATGGAACTGTAAATAATGGCAACTAAAAACTGGATTCAATCCGCTATTAAGAAGCCAGGTGCTCTAAAGAAGAGCCTTGGTGTTAAGAAGGGGGAGAAGATCCCAGCCAAGAAACTAGCAGCAGCTGCAAAGAAACCCGGTAAAATGGGTCAGCGTGCTAGATTAGCTAAGACTTTAAAAGGATTTAAATAATGACTAAGAAACCTAAAAAGGCTAAAGCTAAAAAAGCTATGAAGCCATGTAAATGTAAGTAGTCAAGACGGCACGGAAGGTATCAAGAACATAGTTATTTTCCGTCTTTCTAACTATGGCATCAACGAATTGGCAGGCGAGTTTGTAACCCTTCCACCCATAGAAATAGCCCGCCTTGTGAGCGGGCTTTTTTACGTCTACTTCTTTTGTTCTACTGGTTCTTCTTTCTTCTTTTTATTGAAGATAGCATCCCAGTTATTGTCAAACTTTTCTGTATCTTTAGGCAGGATAGGTCTATCTCCTTTACCACCTGGATGTCTGTTAAACATTAAAACTCCTTATACCAAAAGAATAGAAAACGAATGATACCTAGTTCAAGCATAGCTACAAACGCTGTACCATTTTCATCTTCCCACTCATCAGTGTATTGAATACCGAGGCCGAAGCCCCGGATAAACTCTATTGCTAGTCCGTTAAACAAGTTCACACGCACCTGATACACAGGCCAGTTCATGCATGTTAACTGTAGCATCGTCTACTTCATAGCTATCAAACTCTTCCCAACTAAGTTCAGGGAATTCTTGTTCAGCTTTGTAATACTCAGGAGCTGTACAGTCTTGATATGGAGCTTGTTGGTAAACGTGGTCATTGAATGGTAGGAAACTTACACCACCGATATCATCAAAGTTCTTGTATACCCAAGCACCAACTTCCATCCATTCATTCTCTCGAACGTAGACAGTAATTGATGGGTTATGCTCACACCAGTGTTTCTTGAAAGCTAGGTAATGTTCTAACTGTTCTACAGCAGACCATTGTTTACGAGTAATAGAACCTTCAGGTGCCTTTTGAGGGAACGAGAATACAAGGTTACTATCATTCATTACATCGGCTTCACAAGGAACTCCTTTAGCTTTAAGAAAGGTAGCAAGGGGATCTTTAACATCCGCACGAACAGTTCGAATATAGTAATCACTATGGCGAGGGTGAATGCCACTGGCAGAGTCCACAAGTTGACTAACAGTTCCGGAAGGCTTGACAGTCGTGATTGCTGCTGACTGTGGGATGCCCAGTTTTGTAGACCAATTAAGGTTTGTTTCAATAGCTTCATGTTTCATTTCCTTTAAGTATTGTTCAGGATCATTAGCTAATACCTTGTTGTCAAGGATACCAGTAAGTGATACACCTAGCAGACGCTCTTCTTCTGCGTTACGTTGCCAGACTTTTCTAATGTATTTAAAGTCAGTGAGAGTGCTTTGATAAGTCCCAAGAATTGTAGCAAGTCGTACTTTTCTTTTGAGATCGTCGAGGGTATCAGTTGATCTAACAACGACTTCAGTAAGGTTGCAGAATCCATTGGGTCGAAGAATGATTTCTCCACAAGGATTCGTTCCAAATTCGTATGCAGTGTCTCTACGGCCTGTAGCTTCTGCCTGCTTAATCGCAGAAACCCTATTAAAGATTCCACGCTCTCCTGATTTTGATTCATATAATGTCTGCCATTCCTTCATAAAGATGCCAATGTCTGGCAGTTCTGTATATGCAACTGAGTTGTTAGCTAATGCTCGTTGCTTTTCGTCTTCCCACCAAGCACCATTCTTAGCGTTACGCATTCTCTCGTCTGTTAGATTAGACAAGCTGATCAATGCTGATCGACGCACACCACCAACAACTACAATCTGTGCAATCTTACATACTAAATCATGGCATTCTACTGAATTGAGTTTACGTCCTGCTGCTTTTTGGAATAGTTCGACAGTAAATTGGAATAAGTCCTGTAATGGTTTAGGTCCACTTGCTCTTCCTCCAAATACTTTAAGTCTAGCTCCTGCTTCTCGGACTTTAGAAAAGTCTGCAGTAGGGATAAGGCCAGTATATAGTAGACCAATAAGTTCTCTAAGCGCTGTAGCCCAACCTTGTTTGCTATCAGCAACGGTAATGATAGTATCTGTTTTGCTAAACTCAGAAGCAACAGTTGGAAGTTTCTGTACATATTGTCTTTCTACAGAGAAGCCCAAGCCAGTACCATTCATAAGGATAAACATGGCTTCATCAAAGGCACGAACATCATCAATAGGTAGGTATGAGCAGTTGTAACCTGCAATGTTATCTCGATCTAATGCAGGGCCTGCTGTCATAAGGGCACGCATGGATGGCATTACTTCGAGGTTATGGATAGCATCAAACACTTCTTTGTATGGGAATGTGTCTGGATATTTAGCTTGCCAGAAGTCGCAGTATCTGGCTACTGTTTCAGTCCATGTCTCACGTCTACCTAGTTCAGGTTTCCATCGAGCATATCGTGATTTGTGTATATAAGTTTGAAAGTCATTCATCAATATTGTCTTCTAGTTCTTTCTCAAGTTCATCTGCTTTCTCTTCAATCAAGTCTTGAAAGCGTTCTATGATATCCTCACTGGAGATGTTTAAGATCTCAAGCAAAGATATCTCATCTATATGTTTTAAACGATCACTTATTTCTGGTAGTGTTAATGGCACGATCGTCTAACTCTGGTTTTGTTTTAGTGAAATTAGATAGGAACATCCAGCAACAACCAATATGATCAACGTGAGGTAGGCCGGATTCTGGATCCACGTCTTCACCACGTTGTACTGCAGCGAGATGTCTAAGCATAGCAGAAATAACCCTACTATACTCAAGACCTTTACGCCAGTTATGTGCTTCATATTTGTTTGCTCCAAATGTTAATACCTTTGCTAGTCCTTCTAATGCAGTCCAGTCTAGCAAATCCATACGAGGTTTGTTCTCGTCATACTTTAATCCCCCTTCGGGGATCAAGTCTTTAATATCATGTTTGTTTAAAGTCATTAATTACCTCATCAATTAGCTTGTCTAATTGTAACGTTGGGTACTTCTGTTTTAGTAGATCTTGACCAAGTGCCGCATTCCTTGCATTGATACCTTTGGTATACTCCAGATATCGTTCTTGCAGTTCCTCGTCGCTGAGTGTGATGACCTCCGCAGTTTGGACAGACATGTTCTTCTCCACTAAATAAGTTATGATTAGGATGATTCTTAATCCATGGTAATACTTTATGGTATACTTTCTCTAGCAGAACAACGTCTTGCTTATTGTAAGTTTCCATAGTTGCCCATGCTTTAGGATCTTTATTCATACAACGTACCCATAACTCATGACCTTCGTGAGCAGTCTTACTACCAAGGCCAAGTCGTTGTGCTACATAGTCAAGTTTGTTAGATGGGAATCTAAACTGACTACGCATTGTACGAAGTAAGTCAATCTGTTTGTATGGTGCGGGAGGGGCCATATCATGTAACAAGAACTCTTTGTTTAGAGTTGGCATGTCAAACTTAGTACCGTTGTAATGGACTACTGCATCTGCTTCGCTAATCAAATCATAGATACCTTTAAGCATCTTCTTTGGTTTAGACTTAAAGACAGAATCAAACATTACTTCTTTCTCACCTAGCCATTTGGCTGCCCAACAAAGTACATAAGAGGATTCTTGCAACTGATTTAATGATACGTTCTGTTGCCACAATCCCCATACATGTGCTGTATTAGGACTTGATTCAATGTCCAGTAGTAGGATTCGCATCAGGCTTTTTCTTTCTACCAAGACCTACAAACATCTCTGCCATATCCCAACAAGCTTGGTAACCAAGTTCATTGCGTTTATTACCATCTGATGATTCTCTTAGATAATTCTCTAAGAATGTTGCAGCAAACATAGACTTCTGAGAGATCGATGTACCCTCTTTAAATCCTTCTAAGAATGCCGCTCGTAAAGCGTTCTGCATGTCTTGTTCACTGACATGTGTACGTCCAATTAAAATCTCATCACCCATTACTGTACTCCTTCTGGTTGTTCATGCAGTGTTACCTGCCTTTCTGTTTCATCAATTACGGTTACACCGTTTTGTAGTAATACGTTAAGGCCAAACTCAACTACGAATAGTAATTCGTTGGCAGTTAACTCGCCTACATACTGGGCTGTACCATCTGGTAATTCAATTAGTTTATCTATCTTCATTCAATCCATTTCTCTGGAAGACCGTCTCGTAAGTCTGACCATTCAAAGCCTGCCTTAGTAGCCCAATCTCCATATGAGGTTTTACTTCCTTTTCTAATCTTAACTCTTGCATTCTGGAAGAAGATGTAAAAGGTGTGGTCCGGATATTGTTCTTTGACCCATAGCATTTTCTTTCTATCTTCCGCTGTTAACTTCCCTTTAGTTTCTATATAAACTTTATCTTTGACTTTCCAGTCTGGAATATATGTTCTAGTAGCTGCAGGTTGTACAAACTTTAATCTATCTGGTTCATACTGGACAGTTTCCGGAAGCATCTTCCGTACTCTCTCTTCGAACTTCGACTTGTAGGTTTGGAGGAACCCAATGTTCTCCTTCCTTTCTTTGGATAAAGAGTAGTCTGCCATTTAATATAATGTTGTGTGCATCTTCTGTATAAATTCCTCTAACGTAATCATACATATCTAATTCATCTGCAAGATTATCAATCATATCATGATGTCCTTGCATAAACTTAGGCCACTTTTGTCTGGCCTTACCATCAAACCCTGGAATGTTATCTGATACATCTCCTAAGATTAACTGCTTGTAAAAGCTTTTTAATCCATCTAAGGGAGTTACGAAGACTTTATCTTTAGTAACAAAGTTCCAGTGATTACCTGGGATTTGTTTAAGATCTTTATCTATCGAACAGATAATGTAACCAGTCATACTATCACAAACAGTAGCTTCGATACCAATTAGATCGTCAGCTTCATTGCCATTAGAGATAACAGCATTCCATGATTCTACTAGGTAGTCACGACATGCTTGTAAGTGTACTGGTTTAGGTTTGTCTTTTCTGTTTGCTTTGTATTCAGGATAGATATCATAACGATAGTTACC